GAGGCCAACACTCTCGAGCTCTATGAGAAAGCCGCACAGCCTATCAGTTTGCCTCAGCTCCTCCGACTGATGGTTGCCCGTCATCTTGAGTACGCTGAACATCCAGACGTGAACTCCATTGCTGACAAGGTGATCGATCCTCTTGAGGTGGCGAAACTCGAATCTGAGTTCCCCCTCGCTGCCCGTAAGCATGTGCCACAAGTCCTCGCCATTCCTTGGGCTCTCAAGTATGGCATCGACCTCCAGGATGTACTCTCCATTGCTGTCGTTCCTGTCTACTGCAAGAGTGATCGTTACGGCTTTCTTTCCACCGCCGAACTTTTACTTCGTGAGACCGACGTGCACTCTGCCCATTTGTGGCGCGTTATGAATGTCATTCGTATCAACTCTCGTCGCGCGCTCTTGGAGGCTCAGTGGCCTGAATTTTGGGCCGCTTTCCCCTCCACTTCCTTTGCACTCACTTCCTCTGAGGAACATCCGAAGGCCAGCCAAATTGAAGCCTTTTGCGTTGATCATCCTGAGGGCTTTGTCGCCACTTGCAAGGCCTTCACCAAAGGCACAATCAACATCACCCCTCCTGGCCCCGTCCCTTCCCCCGCTCTCGCTGTTGAGGCGCTCGGTCCCCTTCGCGAGAAGGATGTTTTCTTCACGCACCCAATTGCCCCTACCCACTTCCAGCCCAGGCTTGAAGTCACCACCGTCGGCACCGTTCTTTCCGGCGTTGCTGGCCTCGTCATCTCTGGCATCACTATCTATGGTGTATATCGCCTCTGTCGTGCGCTTTTTGATCGCACGCATGACTCTCAGTACAGTGAGAAGTCTCAGGCGGTTGCTCTCAAACCGATCCCTGGTGGTATTCGCCTGGTTAAACGAGACGGCAAGATGGTCGAGCCTAAGCCAGTCAAAATCGTTCATGACGCTCAAGTCACCACCCAAGTCTTCGATGATCCAAATCTTGTCCAAGTTATGATGGCTGTTCGTGCCAATGTCTCCTCGATTTCTAGTGAGGCTGGTGCTGCCTATTGTCTGTTCATTTCTGACAACAACCTCCTCATGAACGCCCATGTCTTTGACATCCTCCACAAGGCGAATAAGCCCATCACTTTCGCCTCCGCTCGAACTTTCACGATCCCCGCCCGCTCCCTTGAACTGATCCTCATCTGTCGACCCCTTGCCGAGAAGTTCAAACTCATGGATTTCGCCCAAAACATCTTTGAGTCAGAGCTTCCTGTCGACTACGTTCTTGCCCGTTGCCCTTCCAACACCGACGCCTTTCGCAACATCCTATCCCACCTCTCGTCACCCTCTGATTGGCCTCATGCTCTCACGTCCCCACTGGTCATGGAGGACGAGCCCTTCCTTCCTGTCGACCCACTCAATCCATTTGGTTTTGACAAGACTCTGGATCACGCTGAGGGCTGCTCTTCACCCACCATTCTTGCGCACCCTCACGTTGACACTCGCATTTCTGTTCGGAATCAGGGCGTTGAGGCTGATTATGGCCCCGCGCTCATCTACGGCGTCCCCGGTGCTGCTGGATTCTGTGGCAAGCCTGGATACGTCGCCACCCGCCGCTGCACTCGCAAGGTCATCACTGTCCACATGGGCGGCGACCGAAGCACTCGTTCTGTTGCTCTCCTCGACGGCGACCTCATCCGCGCCATCATCAAGCCTAAAATGCCCGCCGCTGTCATGTTGCCCCTTGCCCACCCGGCCCAAAATCTGTCTGTTCACGGCACCCGTGTTGTCCATGACGCGCAGGTCTTTTCGTTCCCGCCGCACGTTCGCATCAATGGAATCTTGCCGCAAGACCACTGGGGCTCTGTTCGTGGCAATACCAAGCTCATGCGCACTGAGTTTTGTCCACCTCGCTGCCCAGAACACTCCTCCCCGCACATTTGCGCAGCTTCAGATTGCAAGTCCGATGTCCCTCTCGTGGCTCCGTCCCTCAAACGACCTTTCACTCTCAAGGGCGTACTCCAGGATCCACTGCTTAACTTGCTCAACCGTGATCCTCCCCCTTCCCCAACTGTCTTCGAACTTGCTGGTCTCCCGATTCTCCAGTTCATCCGCACTCACGTCTTGACGCCCGCGTTCCTCGATTGGTACTTCAAGCCGCCCACCTCTGTCGAGTCCACCATCGATGTGCTCGGCGTGATCAATGGGTCGAAACTCCACCCCGACGTGTCCCCTCTGGAGAAGGACACCTCCCTTGGCACCTTCTGGAAGAACTACTCTCACCCTGACGCTTGTGGCACTCGCAAGAAGTGGCGTGTCCTCACCTGCCTCTCCCACGGCGCTGAGTGTCCTCGCGATGACTCCTGTCGCTACACTCTCATTCCTCCTGCCATGGACGCCGTCCGCACGATGCTTATTGAATCCGAGACCTCTATCCCACGCACCATTTACAACTTCTTTCCAAAGGATGAGCCCCTCGTCTGTCCTAAACTCCGCCCACGACCCATCTTTGGCTCGCAGCTCCCGTATCAAATAGCGGTTAAGATGACTACTGGCCCCCTCTTCTCTGGCATCCATCGTCAAGCCACGGCTGGTCCCTCAATTGTTGGTCTCAATTGCCTCAGCACTGATGCCGACGTTGTTATGCGTCGTGCTCGTGTTGCTGGCAAGTCCGCTGTTGGCGATCACGTTGGTTGGGATTGGAGTGTTTTCCAGCTCCTCCACCGCTCCGCGACCACTGCGTGCAGCCGTCGCGCCAAACAACTCTATCGCGACCGCCTCCTTGCTCGAATGATTCGTAACCTCCTTCGCGCGAGCTCTGACCCCGAGCTCGCATGGGAGCAGGTTTCCATCCTCCTTGCCCGCATTCTTGCGAGTGGCAACCCTGTTTGCACTGACTACAACACCCTCGCTCACAGCATCAAGATCGTCACTTCCTGGATGGCCGACCGCATTTCCTCCGGCCGTTCTTTCTCGGTTGAGGAGTTCATTGAAGAGCTTGACGTGCTCCTTTACGGCGACGACTTCAATTACTGGCCCACCCCTGACCATGACACCACCTTTTCTTGTGATGTCTATGCCTATTGGTCTGAGGCTATCTTTGGCATGCGCATTTCTGCCGCGGATAAGAAGGGCCCTCCCCCTCCTTGGACCCCTTTCGCCAGTCTTGAGTTGCTCAAGCGCCACCCTGTCGACTCTCCTATCGGAATTCGTCTTGCCCTCGATGAAGTCTCCATCGCACGACCGCTCCTCTGGACGCGTGACAACTCACCCCTTGGCATGTGCTCCGTGTTCAACACCACCCTCATTGAGATTTCTCAGTTCCACGACCAACCACGCTATGACCTTTTGCGTGACTTCTTCACTGAATGGTGCCTCGAGCGCAACGTTCACATTTGCTTCCCGACGTTCCAGGAACAATGTGAGCGCTGGAAGAAGCGTCTCCCGATTCTTTACTTCTCCCACGTCCATGAGTTCCAAGCCTCTACTGACCTTCCAACCTCTGCTCCTGCTCCTCAGATCGACGGCGCTCCCATGCAGACAATTGCCTTGGCCGCCGAAAGCGCCACAGCCGCTCCCCCTGGCGGTAGTCCTGGTGCTGGCACATGGTGGGACCTCGTTCAAGACAAGTTCTCCCCACACATTTTCCGTCTCCCCCCCGATATCGCTAAGCGTTGGAACCGAATCCAGAACATTTCGTGGTCCACCGGCTCCGCTGCAAATGCCGACCTTTTCACTGTCCTTGAGCCCTACGATTCCTTAAACCAGCCCATTCTTGTCAACCACATTGAGAATTTCCGTTATGTCCATTGTGAGGCTATTGAGTACCAAGTTCGCGCCACGAACACTGCATTCCATGCTGGTGGCGCCTTCTTCTGGTCGCAACCCAACTTCGATGGCGATGCGCGTTTCACTGCGCTTTCCGCTAAGCTCCACATGTGCGTCGCCCGCCTTAAGGCGTCGCAGTCCATGAATGTGGAGTTCATCATCAAAGTCATTTTCCCTCACCCCTGGCTCGAGGTTGGCTTGCTCAACACCTACCATGGTGCCTTCCATCGCCTGGTCCTCACTGTCCTCAATGCTCTCATTGTCACGAGCGCCAATGGCTCCACCGCCCTCCCCCTCTCGCTCTACTCTCGCTTCGTCAACCTTGAGTTGCATGGGCCTGACGCTGCGTCATCCCTGCCTATGAGCATCCGTTCCAAGTTTTTCCTTCAACGTGCGCGCCTCACTGATCCCTCTGCACGAAAGGAGGATAGGACCCCCGAGCGCAAAGATCGTCCTGTTCACTCGTTCCAAGCCGCCGTGGCGAAGGAGAAGAAGGCCAAGGGCCCCCCGCACTCTGCCAACCCAACTGCTGAGGCCATTCTTGCTTCCACTACCCCGCCCACGCCCAACCCTCGCCTCACTGATCAGATCCCAGTTATTGGCACTGTTGCTGACTTTGCTCTCGACGCCACTTCTGGCGTTGCCAACATTGCCTCCGGTCTCATTACACGCATCATGCCTGGCATCGCACCAATTGCTGGCGTCGCTGGCACAGTTGCCACTAAGTTCCTTGACAAGCCAGCGCACGTTGCACCCCCCGTTGTCACTCAGCGTGCCGACACCCGAGATCTTACCCACGCCGAGGGGACTCTCGTTGCGACTCCCATTAGCCTTGCTCAGACCCCCCTCACTGCTATGAAGCTTGGCTATCACCCACATGTCTACGCCATCGTCCAGCGACCCAATTTCCTCGCCACCGTTACGTTTAACGCCTCCACCGCTGCTGATACTCTTGTTCTTGCGTTCAACGGTGACCCCCTCGGAATGGCTAACATGGCCCGCTCTGGCGTCGGCCCCTACACCTACACCTCCAATGCCAATTGGCTCTACTACTATGGCCGTATGTGTGCCCTGTGGGACCTTCAGTTCTTGAAGACAATGCTTGACATTGAGTGCACCTCGCTCACGAGTGGTGCATTAGTGGTCATTGCCCTCCCTCCGGAAGCTGTCAACCCAACCTCGCCTGGCGCTCAGGCCAGCGAGTTGTTCTCCTACGTCTGTGAATTCTCTGGCTCTCGTGAGGAGTACATCAAAGTTCCGAAGCTCAATTCCCTTGCACGCATGCCTTTCCCCGCTATCAACACTAGCAGCCAGACCGCTTCCTCCCAAATGTGCTCCGTCCTCATCTACCTCATTCGTGCGGTCACCGTTCCTGACACTACCACCACGTCCACGGTCTACCTCAATGTCTTTACCGCCCCTGACGAGAGCATTCGCCTTTGGCACTACTTTGGCCAGGGCGGTCAAGCTGATGGTGCTGCCCCTTTTGGCCTTAAGGAGTCCCAGCCCAAGTCCCCCCCTTCTTTGCAAGAGCTTATGGAGCGCAGCCCTGCTCTCAAGGCTCAAGTCGAGGAGGTGCGCTCTCGTCCCGTGCACACTTTCCAAGCCTCCTTCAATGAGCTCTTCCAGACTAAGGAGTTTAAGCCCATTGGTGATTGTGTTCGCGGCACTCTCTGCGAGGACGTGGGTGCCGTCGTTGAGCCTATGTTCCTCACTGCTTGGCTCCGTCGTCCCGTCCTCTTCAGCGCGAATCCTGTTGCTGCTGTTTCCTGTGACGTGCAGTCCGCCACCAACTTTAACCGGTTCATTAATCCCTTCCTTGGTTGGTCTGGCTCGCTCATTTGGACTGTCGACACCACCGATGTGTACACTATGGCCCCCACCCAGGCGGCGTCGAACACTGACGCCTTCTGGAGCGCTGGTGGGCAGGTCGTTCGTGGCTCGCTACAACCCATCACCAGCTTCCAAGTTGCATTCAATCGCCGTTGGTTCTACGACGCTGTCGACGGCGCGAACAACATTTGGAAGTACCCCACCCCCCTCACTACGCCATTTATGTACTATGGCAGTGCGTCGTACAGCACGAACTCTTTCATTCGCCTTTCAGTTGGCGAGGACTTCGCGCTCATCCACCCCCTCTCTACTGACGTCCTCACCCAGACTTCAAACAATTCCTAGTTTCACTGGGTTCATATTTTCCATTTTGATATGCATCCATCCCCTAAAGAAACAAATATACCATAAACATTTAAGGAATAGTAAGACACTTCTCACCCTATCTTTCCAGGATTTTGTGACACTGCTATTTCCTAGGGGAATTTAATTCAAAT